GGGAACACAAAGGTTAACCCAACTTGAGACAGCAAGACAATTAATGGAAGCTGACTTATTAAAAAAAGCTGAGCAGACCCCTGTAAATCAGGAATTGTACATGCTCATTGAGTTTCTAGCCGGTCAAAATGAGGTTATGGAAAAAGAAATACAATCTATTGAAAGTAATAATATAAACATAGATTTTCTAAAAACACAGGTGGAGAAAATGCAAACAGATGTAGAACAATTAAAAGATAAGGTAAGGCAAAATGGCAGTAACTGAGGTAGTATTCGCAATGATGATGATAGTCAACGGGTCCATGGATGGATTCATGAAAACAGAGGGCTTAGCTCATTGCCTTAAAGTCAAAAGAGAAAGTGAGCGCAACTTGGCAGACAATAGAACAAATGTTATTCGCTATGAGTGTGGTCAAGTACTAGCAGAATTAGAACCAGATTCAGAAGGTGTATTAAAAATAAAAAAGATATTGGAGCGTAAATAATGGAGCCAGCAACTTTTATGTTAGGCTGCTTCGTTGCTCTTTGGGTTGTCGGCGTCCTTTCTTGAATAAAACTTAACTTTCTTCAACATACTATGCACACCGTTATTTCTACCTGGTGTAAGCAACGTATCCAAACTTAATTTATTAAATTCTTTTTGATCAAACTCGTTAATGTCCTGGGCGTTCGAACCACTATACACGTCCGCAATAAGATTAACCATACCCTTTGATATAAGTGCAGCTGAATCAGCAGTAAAATATATTTTATCCTCAATGAAATGGGGAACCAACCAGGTCTGAGACTGGCAGCCTTTAACCTCAAAAGATGGCACTCGATGTTGATCATCGAACTGTACGGAATTTTTTCCGAAATCCATAATCCACAAAAATTTATCTGAGTCTCCATCAATGTTATTAAGTATTTGTACATAACGATCTAACCTTTTTTGTATCATCCAAATCCTTTTCTGTATTTTCTTATTCTTGCGTAAGGTGAATTAAGTGGTGGCACATAACCATTTTTTTCTTTTTCTCTATACAGTGCACCTAGTATAGCATTCTTACTAACAACACCCATGATGACAGCAGCTTTACTTGCGCTTGTGATTTGCAGTAATTTTTTTGCTTCGTTTAGTTTTTCTTTTGTCCAAATTTTTTCTTTCTTCATTCTTTCTCCTAAATAATTTCATCCAACTTAACCTAGGTCCAAAATAAATTGCCTTATATTTGTTCCCTAACCAATCATGGTCCCAAAACCACTGCCAAACGTGTTTTACCACCAATTACCCGGGTACAAACACACAGCCCACTTCCTTAAAGCCCGATACCGGGTCATTATGAAGGTTTTTATTTCCCAGAAAACAGCCGTTTCTTTATCAGGGCTCCAAACGCCCATTTCCTCATTTTTTCGCCACTGGTTCGTCATCTTTAAGCTCCAATTCATCGATTGTCCAATTACACTGTTGTATTGCACCTTGTATTTGTCCAACACTTGACTCCATGTTTCTAATTGCTTCTCTTCCTTGATTAATTTTATCAATAAGATCTTTTGCTTGTTTTTCTAATTCTTTTTTTCTATCTAATATTTTTTCCTTCATGTTTTACTCCTTTCAATGAACACTCTGCACTACACAAAAATGTTAATTTATATTTTTGCATAGGATAAAAATTTTTATCTATCCAATACAATAATTCTTTAAACCATTTACCACAAACAAAACATTTAAACTCAGGTCCTGGGCGCGCGTAGCTAGGATCATACTCCACAAAGACCCTCGCATTCATCCGCAAACTCTTCATCAAATGTTTCACCAAACAAGTTACCTTGAGGCTTTGGTTCTAAAAAATCTATATCTCCTAATGGTTTCGCTGATTTATGTAAATATAATTTAGCTTCAGAATTCTTTAATCCATTTCTAATTTTATTATCTACCTCTACAGCATCTGCAAAATCTTCTGGATAATTTTTCTGCATGTTTTTCCATTGATCATTGTGATGATATGGACAACCAATACAAGAAGATTTGCCTGGCATAGGATGTTTCTTTATATCACGATACCACTGAAGACAATCCATACGAGACATCTTCATTTCTATTAAAGGCCAACGTGATGTTAACCAAGGTAATCTGGCGTTTTTCATACGCATTGCTTCATCAGTAGATATACCTATCCATTGTTCTACAACGGTGCCTTTCTTTACCCTGTGTCTTGGTTTTACTCCCAATAATTCTCTAATCTTTTTTTGTATAGGGATAACTTTATAATCATGTGTACACTGACGATATAGCATCCCTACACGTCCACCTTTACGTGCAGCAAACAACGGTGGGTTTGGTACACGTCCAGCAAACGATTTTTCCTCTTCTCTAGACCCTGGTTCTGGGTTCGCTGCTCTGATAAGGTCTTCACGAAGATTACCTCTCTCTACAGTGATCAACGGACAAATCGTTATAGCTTTTCTTAAATATTCTACATGCTCGTATACAAACTTGGGTTCCCACCCAGTGTCAGCAAATATCATATAATCTGGTTTATGTTTTGTTAATCCTTCTTGCGCCATGAGGGCCAAACAGGATGACTGAACCCCTGCTCCGAGCGATAAAATACGCATGGTTGGTTCTTTTTTGTTTCCTTCTTCATCAAAGTATTCTGGTTCTTTTGTAGCCGCAACTGCAGCCATAGTATTAAGTTGTTTTTTATTAGGAGACATTTTACTAGACATTTGTTCAAGAAGTTTACGCCTTTCAAATTCCATCTGTTCTGCATTGATTGCAAAATTATTTTTAACATTACCAGCTCTTGCTTTTCCTTGTTCTCGGTACCCGGGTTTTTTAGTCTCTGTCATAGGCTTGTAGTTCCCTCAATGTTTTGATGATTTTTTGCGAATAATACACATCTTCCGCATATATTGCAAGTGTCATAATTAGTTTTTCTAGGTCAATAGCATCATTAAAATATTGTTTGCTTCTTTCCTCTCTAAATTCTTGATAGTGGTGGTTATTATTTAATAATTCCATATAATATGAGATGGATTCGCACTTAGTTTCAAAGATCCTAAGCCCCCAGCTCACATTAGGTTTATTAAGTGGCTTCATTTGATCATCAGACGAATCAAAAGTGCGGATTCCAAGGAGGTTGTTACCTTCCACAGCAAACCTAGACTTACCCCAATTTGATTCATGTATTGCTTGTGATATTACAATTGACACTGGCACTCTTTCATATTCTCCATACATAGAATTGTGATGCACAGCACAAGATCTGACATATTCAATAAACTCTGAATTGTTTGTGTAATCTACTTCTGGAGTAAAATCTAAACAAATTAATAAAGTAACACATAACCACTTCATCCGTATCTCCTTTTGTATTCTATTGCTCTTTGCAATTGTTCTATGTTTTCTTGAAACATACCATAGCCAAGATTGTGTCGTTGACACAATAAATGTCTAGGTGTAAATTTTTTTACATCGTGATTGTGATCAATGACTAACTCATCAAGATTGCTTCTACTTTTCTTCCTTGATGGCGCTTTTTCATATAGCACATTTTTACCACAAATATAACACAGTGGTTTTTGTTTTAACCACCAATCTGCTACATCTTTACCATGTTCGCATTTAACTTTTCTGTATTTTAATTTAATCCTACCTTCCTCTGTAGATCTAAGTTTGCTTTGATGTTTTAATTTAGATCTAGTTGCAGCTTCTTTACCTTTTTCCGTGTTAACATACTTTTCTTGTCTGGCTCTAGCATACGTCATTTGTCACCCCAGCTTTCTCCAAGATCTACATCTACTTTTGATGGCACCTGTAAATCCACACATGTTTCCATGACTTCTTTTATTTGATTAGCTTGTCTCTCATCTTTAACAGAACAATCAAGCTCATCGTGAACTTGTATAAGAGGTATTATACCTAACTCATCGTATACATCAACCATAGCTTTCTTTGTTTGATCAGCAGCAGAACCTTGTATCAATCTATTTAATGCTTTGTATGTGCCATATCTTTTAATGGCATCTCCATACTCTACTTTAGCTTGATTCAAAGGCAATGGTTTATGAACACCCCAAGACGTAGGCTCCCATAAATCAAATCTACATTTACGACCAAGTAAAGTTCTAATTACACCTTTAGAATTAGCACGATTCATAACAGCTTCAAGCATACCCTGCATAAAAGGAACTTTGCCACGGAAGTCTTTTAACATTTCTTTTGCTTCCTGTGGTTCAAGATCTAATTCACGTGCAAGTTTATTGTAGCCCATACCATACATAACACCTAGACCAATTGTTTTTGCTAATCTTCTGTCCACTCCTGCCATGTCTGCTGTTTGTTGATGAAAGTCTAAGTCTTTCTTTTGGTATGCTTCTTTTACATCATGTGCACCTGGTTGGTCCACGAGACACGCCCAATGTGTTAAGAGTCTTGGTTCTTGTTGCGAGTAATCTGCCTTGAGCCAATATTCACCCATCTCAGGAATGAATAGTTTCCTAACGTCTTTCGCAAATTGACCACGGCTGGGTACCTGCTGTAAGTTAGGGTGATTATAAGAAAAACGACCAGACACAGTACCACCAGTGTCAGACCTAATTTGATTAATATGTGCATGTATTCTGCCCTCCTGTGTATAATTCATCAATCCATGTAAAAATGTGCCACGTAATTTATTTAGTTCACGTGCTTGCATAATTAATCTTGGTAATTCATGCGGATGATCTGTTAAAAACATTTTTGTAAATGATGGTGAATTTGTCTTATCTGTTCTTTCGTAAGGTAAATTCATTGCATCAAATGCTTTCGCAATAGAAGCTGCTGCCCATATTTCTATGTTGAGCCCTGTTAAATCTTTAACACGTTTCATCAATTTTTTTTCTTTATTTCTAAATCTATCATTTAATGTTAAACATTTATCAACATCAAATCTAACACCACGACGTGTCATATGAAATATAACGTTAATTAATTTACACTCCACATCGTATACAGTTGTAAGATTATCTTTTACAATTTCCCAAGATAACTTTTCATGTAGCTTGTATGTAAGATCTGCATCAGCCTCTGCATACTCACCAACAAACATTGCTGGTAATTTATACATTTCTGACTTTGGATCCACACCAAATGCTTCTGCTGCTTCTCTTAATTTCTGTTCGTTTTTAAACTCACCTAAATATTCATGTACTATACTATTTAAAGTATATGAATATCTATTCTCATCTATTAAAGCTGCTGCTACCATAGTGTCATGTATTCTACCTTTAACTTCTACATCAAGTGTCCATAACCAACCTATGTCATACTGTGCGTTATGAAATATTTTTTCTATTGAATCATCTTCGCAAATAGATTTTATATATTTTATAACTTTCTTCTCATCCATGTTACCACCACCATCGTGTGCGATGGGATAATAAGCTTTAAATGATGCAGTAGCCATAGCTATACCAATCACCTTACCTTTCTTAGTTGGCCACCCTGGACCATGTTTAATTAAATCTGTATCACAAGTTTCTAAGTCAATCGCTACGCGTCCCTCTATACGAGGGAACTCCGTAGGCGCAACCCATTGTGATGTAACTGTCTTAAAAAGATCCTGAGTCACTAATTTCTCCTGCTATTGCTGCATAACCCGCCATATCAACAAAGTTATCAATGTTAATTTTTTCACCTTGCGTATGTCTAGATATTTTTAACAATATCATCATGATAGCCACATCATCAGCTGTGATATTAGCCATTGGTCTTAACTTCTTATCAAGAAATATATTCCAAAACTCTGCTATCTCTGCATGATTACTAAATGCATCACCATGTGATTTATTTCTATCATTAGAAACAAGGTCACTAGCCTTTGCTAGTATTTCTTCTTTCGTCATGCTCCTGTTAATAGGAGCTATGCCAGTGCTAAAACTCATATTATGAATCCTCCTTCTCTTTGTGGCTGTACTATATGTAGGGTTTCTCTGGCACGTGTTGCTCCTACATAAAACACACGGCATTCGT